TTAAGCTTTATCAGATGCAAAACGGCCAATCGGTTGCAAATAACGATACAATGGAAGCGGTAAAAGCGGCAAAGCAAGCTCCTAGGACTGCTGGCGTACTTCAAGGTCAACCTCAGTCTTCACAAAAAAGTGATTCTGATAAGATCTTTGATGCTGTCATCGGGAATAGTGGTTCTTTGCGATTACCGTAACTAAAACAAACAAACCACATAACCAAGAGGTAATAAAATGGCAATATCATATAACACTGGAACTTTAAAGTCTAGTGATATCACAGCATCTACTTCCTCTGCTGGTGTAGGTCAAGCTCCGGATAGGAGACGGATATTTAACTTTGGAGACCGTGTTGCTGAGTTAGCACCGGAAGAATCTCCATTCTTTGTTTATCTGTCTCAGGTAGCTAAAGCACCTACCGATGATCCAGTATTTAGATACTTGGAAAATCGTAACAAGATTAACTTTACAGATCGTTCACTTCTTTTAAAAGGTCAAGTTAATGGTGGCTCCGCTGTATCTGCAGGATCGTCTTATGCGTTTACTGTTGATACTGCTGGTGGAGCAGCTGTTGAATATCTATTAAAAGGAATGGTGATTGCTGTTCAAACTGCAAGCCGTACAGGCGATGTAGGCATTGGACACACGATTGTTAGGGTTGATACAGCAGTAAATCATAACACAACTGATGGACATACAACTTTTACAGGTCTAGTTATTGACGTGTCAAACGCTAATGTTTCTGGATACAATGTCCTCAGCGACAATGACGTAGCACAAATCATCGGTACTTCTTTTGAAGAAGGATCAGGTGCTCCTGATGTATTCTCAACTGAGCTTGAAGATAATTATGGATATACTCAAATCTTTAAGACAGCAGCAGAGATGACAAACACAGCATACGCAACTCGTTACAGAGGATATGCGGATGAGTGGAGTCGTTTATGGGCTGACAAACTAAGAGAGCATAAAATTGACATTGAAAGAGCTATGCTCTTTGGTCAAAAAGCTCGTCAAGGTGGAATTCAGTACTCGGAAGGTCTAGTAGGTCACATACTAAAAAATGTTAATCCAACTGTTAATAATGCAGACTTCAGCTACTCTTCTGGTAGTTCATACTATCGAAGTGTCGCACAGGCAGAAATGACTTACGATAGATTACTTAGTGATCTTGAAGTTATTTTTGATCCTGCTAGAGGTGGAGCTTCTGATAAGTTGGTGCTCTGTTCTTTACCAGTGATTACTTACTTTAACAAGTTAGGTGATGGAAAATTCCTTGATGCTTCTATGGGTCATTCAAATAACAACTTCAGAGTAGACATGACCACCAGAAATGGTGCGTTTGGTCATTCTGTAATGGTTATTGACACGATTCACGGAACACTTAACCTTGTTAAGGAACCACTGTTTAGAGGCATTGCAGCTGGATTTATGCTTATGGCTGACATGAGTCAAGTCTCTTATCGTCCGTTGATTGGTAATGGAATTAATCGTGATACACAGGTTATGACCAATGTACAGTCTGCTGATGAGGACTTGAGAAAAGACATGATTCTAACCGAAGCTGGTTTAGAAGTAAGTCTTTCTGAATCTCATGCTTTGTTTAACCTAGAAAACGATTAAGGAGTTAGACAATGAAAACAGCTAGTTTAAACCCAAACAGTTCAAGTTATCAAACTGGTGAAAAAGCGTTTCAAAAAATAGACAATTCTGCAGCAGTGGCTAGAACACTAACTGCGGCTGAGTCTGGAACTCTTTTCGCTGTTGATATGTCTACAGTTGACAATAATGTAGCTTTAACCTTACCGACTGCATCTGATGCTATTGCGGGTTGTAGTTACGATTTTTGTTTTACGGTTAATTGTGATGACGATGCAGACTTTAGCATAACAACTGGAGCTAATGGAACCGATATTTATGGTTACGTTGTTGCAGGGGCAGCTAATAGTACAGTAGATGACGTGGATGGACTTTCAAAAATAACCGTAGATGGTTCTGTTTCTCAGGCTATTGAAGGTTTAAGAATGACTCTTATTTGCGATGGTGTCAATTGGCACTTAAGTGGATATATTCCAGTTGCGATTGGAACAGTTGTTCTTGTTGAGTCTGCGAGTGCATAATCTGAATACATAAAGATAACAGTAATAGGTACTGTGAGGGTTGTCAATAAAAGATGGCCCTCAAAACCTAAAAGGAATTGATAATGAGTAAATGTATACATTGCAATAAAGAAAATAAAGAACAATGGTTTCACTGTAGGTATTGTGGAAAACAAGCCTCTGAACCTAAATTCACAACCAATATGTGGACAATGTCCGCTATGGGAAAAAGAACTGATGTTGAAATATCTACGCAATCTATAGATGAAAACGCAGCTAAGATGAGGAAAAATTTAGGTTATGCCTAAGAAAAAAGATTCAAGACTGGCAAGAGCTGGAGTCAGCGGCTTTAACAAGCCAAAAAGAACTCCAAGTCACCCTAAAAAATCTCATGTTGTAGTGGCTAAAGTAGGTGATAAGGTTAAGACAATACGGTTTGGGCAACAAGGTGTTAAGACAAATCAAACGGTAGGCCAACGTAAAGCTTTTAAATCTCGTCATGCAAAGAATATAGCAAGAGGCAAAATGTCAGCGGCCTACTGGGCAGATAAAGTTAAATGGAGCCCTAGCAAAACTAAATCACCTTCAAAAAAATGGAAGAAAGGAAGTTAGTATGAATAAAAAAGTAAAAGCACCTGCTGGATATCATTGGATGAAATCAGGTAGTAGTTATAAGTTAATGAAGCATACGGGTAAGTTTAAATCGCATAAAGGTGCAAGTCTTATGGCTGATTTTAAAGTACAAATGAAACACGCAGGGACTAAAAAGAAAAAGTAATGTCTGCTAAACGCACAAAGGAATCTATGTGGAAGCGTATTGTAGCTTCGGTCAAAGCAGGTAGTAAAGGTGGTAATGCTGGGCAATGGAGTGCGAGAAAGGCTCAGTTAGCTACAGCTCGTTACAAAAAAGCAGGTGGTGGATACAAAGGTAAGAAGTCATCAGATAATAAACTGTCAAAGTGGTCTAAGCAAAAATGGGACTATGTGAGTAAAGGTGATGAGAAAAAACCTAAAAAGAAACGAGGACGTTATCTACCTGAATCCGTTAGGAAAAGTTTAACTAAAAGCGAAAAAGCATCTACAAATAGAAAGAAAAAAGCAGCCTCTGCAAAGGGAAAGCAAAAAGCAAAGTACTCTAAGAAAGTAGCAGGTAAGGTAAGAAGAGCATAACATGGCAACATTTGAAGCACAAGTAGAGGGATTAACTAGTTTAAGTATAGATGGTAGTAGTGCTCCAACCCAAACAGAGCTAAGTCAGTTTTTATCAGACGGTGCTATGGAAGTTATAAATGCTATGCCGTCAAATTTAAAAAGATTTTGTGCTACTGAAGATACCTTTACAAGCACTGCGGTAGGCAGTGAGGCTGAGACTCTTGACTCTGCTCAAGTATTGTCAGTAACTAGAAGTGATGGAACTATAGAGCAGCCTTGTAGATTGATATCATCAACATTAAGAGGTAGGGCTTCTGATAGCGATGATATGAACGCAGCTACAACTACAGACCCTGTATATTATATATATAATGG